CAAAGACACCACTGAGATCAACTGATGCCTGCTGTAATTGTGTTCGACCCCGGTGATGTCGCGCCTGTAGAGATCGACTGGGCAGATGCCCTCAACTCTACCGAGCAACAGCCCGTTACCCTGCAGGCCGTGGTGCACACCCTTCCATCAGGGTTGACCAAAGTGGGTGAGACCTTCAGTGATGACAAGTCCTACGTGGGTATTTCGGGCGCAGTCCACGGCTCACTCTATGACGTGGAGGCCCAAGCTACCCTCAGTATCACCAACCCTGACGGTACCCCACAGATCCTGAACAGACAGTTTCGCCTCAGAGGATGGAATAGCTAGTGCCCACCGCGGCTCCCGTGCATCGCCACATCGGCTACCGCACCACAGCACAGCGCAAGGCAGACATCGACAAGAGAAGGGGTAGCAGTACCCAGCGTGGGTATGACCGGGCATGGCAGAAGCTACGCCTTGAGTACCTCGCCCAGCACCCCTTCTGTGAATGTGATGAACACAAAGGACAGGACGAGCGTGTGCTCTCCACCGTGGTCGATCACATCCAGTCAGTCGATGACCGCCCTGAACTCAGACTCGAGTGGTCGAACCTCAGATCAATGACCAAGCCATGCCACGACCGACGTACAGCACGAGACCAGGCCTTCAGATGACAGAGGGGCAGGGGGGTAGGCTCGACGCTGGGGCTTTCCTTTCGTCGACCGGCGTTGCAGCTTTTAACACGCATGTCGAATGTGGGGCGCCATGAGACCGACCTCTGACCAGTCCAAGAAGGCCGCAGGGACGTTTCGCCCAGTCCTGGCTCGTCCGCCGATGGGTGTTCCCGTTGGGCTTCCCGAGCCTCCCCAGGGCCTTACAGAGGCTGCACGCAAGGAATGGGCGTATATCGTCCCGGAACTGCACGAATCTGGCGTACTCGCCCGCGCGGATAGACAGATGCTGTCGGTCTACTGCGAACTGGTGGCGGAATTCGCCGAGGACCCGCGGAAGATGTCGGCGGGGAAGCTGAAAGAGATGCGGATGATCTGTGCCGAGTTCGGCATGACGATCGCATCGAGATTGAAGATCAAGGCGCCTGAGTTGGTGCCCGAGAAGCCTGAGCCGTGGACGCAGAAGTCCGACGGGAACGTGGTGAGTATATCGAGGCTGCTGTCCGGTACGCCCAAGGGGTCGTCGCCGGAACAATCGACGCCTGCCGATACGTCCGCCGCGCCTGTCAAAGACAGCTAGACGAGCTCGCCGCTGCCGAGCGGGGAGAGTTCGGCTTCAGGTTCGATATTGACCGGTCAGAGGCGGTCTGCTTTTTCATCGAGAGTCTCCCCCACATCAGGGGCCGGTGGAAGACCGGGAACCTGATGCTCGAGCCGTGGCAGTGCTTCATCCTGACGACGGTCTTCGGGTGGGTGGACGACAACGGCAACCGCCGCTTTCGTTCGGTCTACATCGAAGTTCCGAGGAAAAACGGCAAGTCTGCGCTTACGGCAGGGGTTGGGCTCTACATGCTCGCGGCCGATGGGGAGATGGGCGCGGAGTGCTACAGCCTCGCGACCAAGAGAGAGCAGGCGCTCGCGGTCTGGACTGTCGCGCGCTTCATGGCGCTCCGGCAAAAGGCGCTCTGCAAGGAACACGGGATAGAGGTCCGGGCCAGAAGCATTCTCTCGGACGGCGGGGCGGGATTTTTCCAGGCGCTCTCTTCGGACGAGAACGGCCTCGACGGTCTGAATCCCCACTTCGCCGGCATCGACGAGCTCCATGCCCACCGGACCCGTGTGGTTCACGACGTGATGGACTCGGCAACCGGCGCCAGATCCCAGCCGCTGCTCTGGGAGATCACGACCGCAGGGTCGGACGTTTCCGGAGTCTGTTTCGAGACTCGCGAATACGTCATCAAGGTGCTCGAGCAGGTTCAGGACGATCCCCAGACCTTTGGGGTGATCTACACCGTCGACCAGGACGATATCGACGCCAAGAACTGGTTCGACGAGCGGCTGTGGAAGAAAGCGAATCCCAACTACGGGGTGAGCGTCAATCCGCTCGACTTCCAGAGGAAGGCGCGGAAGGCGAAGGCTACTCCCGCGGCCCTGTCGGAGTTCCTGCGCAAGGGGCTCGATGTCTGGACGCAGGCCGATTCGCCGTGGATGGACATGAGCGCATGGAATGCCTGCGCGGATACCTCGCTGCGCCTCGAAGACTTCAAGGGCGAGCGCTGCTTCGTTGGCGAAGACCTGGCCTCGAAGATCGACATTGCCGCAAAGGTTCGCGTGTTCGAAGTCGGCGGGACGCTCTACGTTCTGACCGCAGGCGACAGCTTCTTCCTGCCCGAGGCGCGGGTTCAGGAATCGAAGAACGCAAGCTATCAGGGCTGGGTTGAGGCGGGTCATCTCAAGACGACGCCGGGGAATATCACCGACTTCGATTACATCGAAGACTCGCTCCGTGAGGACGCGAAGCTCTTCGAGGTGGCAGGGGTGGGGTATGACCCGCACCAGGCGACCAAGCACGCGACGGTGATGATGGCGGAAGGGTTTCCGATGGTTGAGGTTCGGCAGACGGTGCTGTCGCTGTCCGAGCCGATGAAGGAACTTGAAGCACGCGTTCTTTCGGGACGGCTCAAGCACGACGGCAATCCGGTTCTTACGTGGATGGTATCGAACGTCGTGTGTCATCTCGATGCGAAGGACAACGTGTATCCACGCAAGCAGAAACCGGAGAACAAGATTGACGGAGTCGTCGCGATCATCATGGCGCTCGCCCTCATGCTGAAAGAACAGCAGGGCTACACTGAAGGCCGGTTGATCGTCGCATGACGCGTCTCGTGTTCGATACCCCGCTCTGGCAGGCCATGGTGGCGCAACTGCCGGTGGAGAAAGCCCGTACGTTCGGCGATGGGGATGCGCTCGCGCGTCTCATCGCGGCGCAGACCGGGATATCGAACAGCGTCTCGCCGGAGAACTGCATGCAGTCTCCGACCGTAAACGCCATTGTCACGGCGATTTCCAGACGCTTTGCGGTCACTCCTGTCCACGTCTACCAGAAGGGGACGAAGGATGGCCGAGAGACCAAGGAGAAACTACCGAACCACCCGGTAGCCAGACTCCTGTCGAGGCCGAACTCGTGGCAAACGCGGGTGGACTACTGGCAGGACGCAGCGAGCTGGATGACGCGCTACGGACGCTTCATTGCGTTCAAGTCGCGTGGTTCCACGGGTCCTATCCGTGAGCTCATTCCGCTCAAGCCCTCTGAAGTCGAAATCAAGCAGGACGATAACTTCACCGTCACGTTTCGTAGGGGTGAGACCGAGTGGCCGGTCTCCCGAATCCATTATGCGCGCGGTCCTGCCCGTGACGGGCTCCGCGGAGACTCGCCAGTCAACGATGTGAGCCTTGCCATTGCGCTGGAAATCGCCGCCGAGAAGTTCGGCGCGAGTTTCTTCCAGAACGGCGCCATGCCGCTCCTGATCTTTACGCATCTGGCGGGGTCGCAGGGCTTCAAGAACGATGAAGAGCGCAGGGTCTTCATCGAAGATATCCAGCGCGCCTTTGGTGGCGGCAATGCTCACCGCACGATGACGCTGCCAAAAGGGTTCGACAAGCCGTTCACGCTCGATATCAACAACGAGCAGGCGCAGTTCATTGAGACCCGCAAGTATCAAAGGACCGTGATTGCAGGAGCATGGAATTTCCCGCCACATATGGTCGGTGACCTCGAGCGCGCGACGTTCAACAACGTCGAGCAGCAGGACGAGGATTTCACGGGCGCCGTCATCATGCCGATCGGGCAGCAGTTCGAAGCAGCGATGGAGCGTGATCTTCTGACCGATGACGACCGTGCGAGCGGCATCATCATCCGCTTCAACTTCGATTCGATCCTGCGCGCGGACTTCAAAAGCCGTCAGGAAGGCCTGCAGATCCAGCGCCAGAACGGAATTATTTCCTCGAACGAGTGGCGCGAGCGCGAAGGCATGAATCCGATTGACGAGACAGACGGCGGAGATGAGTACATCCGGCCGGCGAACATGGCTGTTGCGGGCGAACCTCCGCCGGCACCCAAGGCTGATCCAGCTGCGGCGGTCGCCGCAAACGTGCGGAACGCAGTCCGCCTGATTCAAGGGCAGAACTCATGAATGTGGAATACATCACCGTACCGCTCGAAGTGAAGGCGCTCGATTCGGGCCAGTTCGAAGGCTACGGCTCGACCTTCGGCAACGTCGATCTCGGCGGCGATGTCGTCATGAAGGGCGCGTTCTCCGAAAGCCTCGATGAGTGGCGCAAGCAGGGCGAATGGCCCCAGATGTTCTGGATGCACCGCCCCGACCAGGTGCCAGGCAAGTGGCTCGATATGCATGAGGACGACAAGGGCCTCAAGATGAAGGGCGAGCTCCTGCCGACGACGATCGGCAACGACGTC